CAATAGATAATTTAATATTTTGAATAATATTTATTCCTGGATTAAAACTAGAATCACAGGTTATGCACTCAAAGTAAACCTCATCTAACTCATTTACTTTTGTAACAATAACATCGTCTTCACCAAAAGGACATGTGATTTTTTTCACTAATCCTTGGTTTGATAAATCGTTATAAAAGTGAACCTCTTTGGCTGATAACAACATTTGACGCACCTCTTAAAGTAGTGTAGAATACTATTATCTCACAAATCAAACAATCAGGAGTTGTATTACTAATGTCATTTATTAACGAAAACGGGTCAATTACAGATCCATACAAAAACTTTATTCATATCTCAAGATATGCAAGGTGGATAGAAAACAAAAACCGTAGGGAAACCTGGGTAGAAACAGTAGAGCGATATATAAACTTTATGAAAGACCATCTGGTATTAAACTATGGCTATAGTCCAAATGCTAAAATTTTTGACGAAGTTAAAGAATCAATCTTAAATCATAAAATTATGCCTTCAATGAGAGCATTGATGACAGCAGGTCCAGCCCTAGAGCGTGACCACATTGCGGCATACAATTGTTCTTTTATTGCAGTAGACAGTCTGCGTGCTTTTGATGAAGCAATGTATGTATTAATGAATGGTACTGGAGTAGGATTTTCTGTAGAATCAAAATATGTTGATGAACTTCCAATAATTTCAGAATCATTTAATCAAACAGCAACAACCATTGTTGTAGAAGATTCTAAACTTGGATGGGCAAAAGCATTTAAAGAATTAATTGCACTATTGTCACAAGGTCAAATTCCAGAATGGGATATGTCAAAAGTACGTCCTGCTGGAGCAAGACTAAAAACTTTTGGTGGACGTGCTTCTGGACCTGGACCGCTTAGTGCATTATTTACATTCACAACAGATACTTTTAGAAACGCTGCAGGCCGTAGATTAAAACCAATTGAAGCACATGACTTAATGTGTAAGGTTGGAGAAGTAGTTGTAGTTGGTGGAGTACGCCGTAGTGCCTTGATAAGTCTTTCTAATCTTGATGATTTTGAAATGGCAAAAGCAAAGAGTGGATCTTGGTGGGAAACTCAAGCACAAAGATCTTTAGCAAATAACTCAGCAGTTTATAATGCCAAGCCAAACACTGCACAATTCTTGCGTGAATGGAGAAATCTCTATGAATCAAAATCTGGAGAAAGAGGAATTTATAATATTGATTCAGTGCGTAAGCACGTAGAATCGTTTGGAAGAAGAGATGCTTCTTTAGTTTCTGGAACAAATCCTTGTGGAGAAATCATACTTCGTCCTAATGAATTTTGTAATTTAACAGAGGTAGTTATTTCTGCAGAAGATACAAGAGAAGATTTAATGGAAAAAGTTAAACTTGCTACAATTCTTGGAACTTGGCAATCAACATTAACTAATTTTAAATATCTTCGTAAAACATGGAAAGATAATTGTGAAGAAGAAAGATTGCTAGGAGTATCTTTAACTGGAATATACGGTAACAAGATAACTTCAACAGCAGGTAAAGCATTAGAGCAGTTGTTGACTGATATGAGATTAGAATCAGTTAGGGTTAATGATCACGAAGCAAAGAAATTAAATATAAACCCTTCTGTATCAATTACTTGTGTTAAGCCTTCTGGCACTGTAAGTCAACTGGTCGGGGTGTCTAGCGGAATTCATCCGTGGTATTCAGAATATTATATTAGAAGCGTACGTGGGTCAAACAATGATCCATTAACACAATTCTTAAAAGATTCAGGAGTTCCAAATGAACCAGATGTAATGAAGCCTGATGAAACAACAGTATTTTACTTTCCTCAAAAGGCTCCAAAGAATGCAATAATAACAAAAGATTTAACAGCCATAGATCATTTGGAAATGTGGAAGATTTATAGAACTTACTGGACAGAACATAACCCTAGCGTTACAATTAATGTCCACGAAAATGAATGGCTAAGAGTAGGTGCATGGGTTTTTGATAACTTTGATTCAATTGGTGGTGTATCTTTCTTACCAGCGAGTGAGCATACTTATAAGCAAGCCCCATATCAAGAAATTTCTAAAGATGAGTATGAGGAATGGGTAAAGAAGTCTCCTTCTAATATTCAATGGGAAATGCTTTCAATTTACGAAAAAGAAGACGGAACCACTGGAACGCAAGAACTTTCATGCGTTGCTGGGGTATGCGAAATAGTTGATATTACCAAATAGCAACATGCTAAAATAGACTAGAGGTCAAAATGTACAATTTCTCTAATCTTTATGCTTCTAGAGTATTTGCAGAACATCCAATAGCACTATGGTCATTAGATGATGAAGCATATTTTTATTCTCTTTTGTCTCCAGAAACTATAGATGTAGAAAACTGGACAATAATTAATGGCCACGGAGAATGGACAAACTCATATATTTCACCTAGGGCTATTCCACTACGTCAAGAGCCAAGGGGTGTATTAAGAAAAACTTCATCTGCAAGTGTATCTTATACAGAGATAAGACCAACAGCAATACCAGTATCTTCTTTTGATTCAGAAAAAGAAACAATATCAGTAACAGCATTTGCCTACGCCTATGGAGATTTAATAGACAATTATGAAATAGGATTTATATATTCTAATGGAAGTGTAGATAAAACAATTTATAATTCTGCTGGACTGGGATCATGGCAAAAATTTGAATATAGGTCAACAATACCATCTGGAATAACAAACGCTAGGCCATTTATAAAGATTAATTATCTTCCTGGAGGATCTCTTCCAGATTATGACGTAATGATTAACGGAGTTTCAGTAGGACACTGGCCTGAATTATACACAGGCATAAGTTCTGGAACTCTAGGCTCTCTTTTGCAAATTAATGATATTACTGATTTAATTCCAGACGTTCCAGTTAAAATTTTTCCAATAGATGCTTATGGCTTTAACGATTCAGACACTGGATACTTTGTTATAGATGGAAACAGAATGCTTGCTCATAATAATAATTTGCCAATGATATATGGTGCTGGAAATATAACTGAGATAGTTGCACCAGTTACTCCAGAAATGCCTGCTGCAATTTTTCCAGGTAAAGGATTTTTAAATAAGAATGGACAATACTCAAATATAACTGCAGAATTTTGGATGAGACTTAATCCAGGTTTAACTGATGAAACAAAAATATTTGGGCCACTATCATCAAAAGATGGCCTATATGTTGACTATGAATTTTTAACTTTAAAGGTTGGAAAATATAGTAAGTCTTATTTTGTAGGTAAATGGTATAGACCAATGCTTATCGATATTAGGTATACTCCTAATATAGTTAGTGTATTAATAAATGGAGACGTTGTTATTGAATTAGACATAGACATATCAAATATTAATTTTGCAAGAAATAATTATGATTGGATAGGTTTTTATGGTCATGAGGACATAAAACCTTTTGAAATAGACTGTTTAGCAATATATCCATACGTTGTTCCAGATCAAGTTGCAAAAAGAAGGTTTATCTATGCACAGGGAGTTCAAAATATTGAAGCAGTATCTAATAACTTTTTAGGAGAATTTCTTCCTATCGATTTTCCATTTGCTAATTATGCATCTACAATAAATTATCCAGATATGAATCCGTGGAACTCTGGATACTTTAATAATCTAGATTCTAATTCAAAATATATAGGTGTTAAAGAATATGAACTTCCAAATTTTAGATTTCTTGGAGAGGAAACAGTTTTTACATCATCTGCAAATCCAAGAACATGGACTGAGTTTGATCAGCAAGATTGGATAGATTGGATAGCACAATCATGGTCTGGAGTAATTACAGAAGAAGTTTCAGACATATATACAGATAACTTTTTAATTCAAAGTAATATTGATTATCCATTTTTAAAGATTAGACCAAATAATGCATACCTTAATATAAATGGATCTTTAGAGTTTGATTCAATAAATCCAATATCAGATAGGATGGCCTCCATACATGGAGTATTTGAAGCCCCAACAAGCCTAGATGCTACACCTCAAACTCTTATGTATTTTTACAATTCTTTGAACAATAACAACTTAAAAATAACCATAGACTCAAGTGGATTAAAATACTTATATAACGATATACTATTAAATACTGAGTCAGTTTCAGCAAGTTCTAAATTTGCTGCAGGAATAGACATTGATAAATTAAACATTAACTATTCCAACATCATAGGAAATTTTTTCTCTAATCCAAAAAACATATCATTAAGTTTTATGGGATACTCTACTTCTACATTTTTAGGAAAATTTTATAGTTTAACATTTAATAACAGTTTTTTTAATCAAAAAGATATGGGATCGTATTTTGATTCTAATGGATTTGCTAACCCTGAAACCCCACCAGAATACTTTAGTTATGTTGGAAATTATACCCTTAAGCCAGTAGTAGACTCTTCTTCTTTGATCCTAGATGTTAGTTCTGCAGGGTATTGGGAAGACTCTCTTCCATTATCTTATTTTGGAAAAAGAGTAAAAGATAAAAGTGGATTAGAATACTATGATCTAGACATGATTCAGTTTAACCTAGAATACCCTTCTCAAATTCTTACAGACCCATCTTCAAGCCCTTCTTACTATGATGATATAAATGTTAAAGCCTATATGACACTTCAAAATATAGACGAGGTAGGACTTGTATCATACTCAAATTATTCAAATATAGAGAAACTATCTTCTACCAAGGTTATTGATTTTGACAATACTGTAGATGTTATTAATACAAAATTTGAGATAGCCGATGGCACAATAATATTTCCACCTAAAGAACTAGTAGACTTTTCAAACTATTATATAAACATACATTTAGAAATAAAATCAAAGGGGGTAAATACAAAGCCTATTAGAATTAAAAGAATGAGCCTATCTTCAATAGTATCTGATGAAAACAACTTCTTTGAAATAAACACTAGGACTGGAAATAAGATATACCCTATAACTAGATATGAAAGATCATACTCTTATAAAGAAAAGAACCCATTTGCTATATATAAAGACTCTACCCCTTACCTATATTTAACTTCAGATTCTGGAATATCAATTTTGCCATACCCTTCAAATAGTACAAGAGGTATTTCTATACCTATAAATTCTAAAAAGGTTCAAGACTATTCACTAGGTGGATTTCAATTTTGGGGTATGTATAATAAAGATTTAACTATTGACTCTGTTAAAAAGATAGCAAGAGTATCAACACAAGATAGATCTTATGATTTTTATTTAGAACCAATAGATGATGGACAACGTGGACTAGTAAGAGTATTTGACTCAGAGACTGGTTTAGAGAATCCATTTACAGTTTTTTATCAAAATGGACAAATTATCAAAAACCCAATAGTGGAGCCACTAATATGGACATCTATCATAGTTTCATTTGGGGACACAATTATATTAAATTCAACTTCAGGACAGTTAGAATTTTATGAAGGATTTTTATACAACAACTTTGCTGTGTATGAAAAGTCAACCGACATACTTGGACAAAGTGTAGATGCAAGATCCTGGCAAGACATAAGAACGGCAGAGGTTATAACAGAGGATGGTTCAGTATATATCCAGTATCAATGGGAAGACTGGCTTCCATTAAACTGGTCTTCTGTATACTCATTAACTAACTATATAACCTACACAATAGACGGAAATGCAATAATGTCATCTTATTTGGGCAATTCAAGTATAGTTTCAGAAGATAATGCTGTAGTAGAGTTAAATTCTGATGGTGTTGATTTAATTTCTGACGTAGTGTGGGACACAATTATTGTAAAACCAGTATAATATGGTATACTTGTTGACATGAATCCAAGAAAATTAAAAAATGGTGGTAAGCCAAAGATAACTGTGATAGAAAAACAGTCTGACTGGGGCATATATGTGTGGATGTGCGATCAAGATAGTAAGCCTTTTGGCGATGGCAATGGAAACATTATGAATATACCTGGTAGACCATATGACTTAGAAAAGATGTCAAAAATAAGACAGGCTGCCCAACACTATAATGCACCACCAGGAAAGGTACAATTTATGGCTGGAGTCAATAGAGTTTCAGATCAAGAACATGAGAATCAAATTACTAGAATGAAAGAAGGATTAATTCCTAGCGAAACAGATATTGGAGCATGGATGCTTGCCCAAGAAGGAATGAGAAAACATGGAAGATAACGGATCAATAGCCAAGATTGATAATCTTGATAAAGTAGAAAAAAAAGAAAAGGTAGACCCATTTAATATTGATGGAGAACTTATTAAGTCTTATGATGGCATACATCAAAACTTTAAACGTAAAATTTCTAGAACAGTAAATAAAGCATTTATGGGTGTTGATGATACTAGATCAAAACAACTATTCCCAGAAATGGATATGGTTACGGCCTACGGACTTTTTGATGTCGTATTGCCACCATACAACTTGGACGAGTTGGCTTATTTTTATGAAAACTCATTTGCTAACCATGCTGCTATTCAAGCAAAGGTTGCTAACATCGTAGGCCTTGGATATTCATTTAATATGACAGATTCTACAGTTGCTAAATTAGAAGAGGCACCAGATGACACTTCTTTAATGAGAGCACAAAGAAAAATACAAAGAGCAAAATCAGACCTAACAGACTGGGTAGAAAGTTTAAATGATGAAGATACTTTTACTCACGTATTAGAAAAGGTATACACAGATGTTGAAACAGTAGGAAATGGATATATTGAAATAGGTAGAAAGATTAATGGAGATATTGGTTATATTGGTCATATCCCAGCAACCACAATTCGTGTACGCCGTATGCGTGACGGGTATATTCAAATAGTAAATCAAAAGGTAGTATATTTTAGAAACTTCCAAGAACAAAAAAATATTAACCCTGTTACAAGCGATAATAGACCAAACGAACTAATCCATATCAAAAAGTATTCCCCAAAGAACTCTTATTATGGAGTTCCAGATACAGTGGCATCAGCAACATCTATGGTTGGAAATGAACTTGCAGCCAAGTATAATGTTGACTATTTTGAAAATAAGGCAGTTCCTAGATACATTGCAATAGTTAAAGGTGCCAAACTCAGTTCAGATGCAGAGGATAAATTCTTTAGATTTATGCAAGCAGGCTTAAAAGGTCAAAATCATAGAACTCTTTACATCCCTCTTCCTGGAGATGGACCAGATAATAAAGTAGATTTTAAATTAGAACCTATTGAGAATGGTATTCAAGATGGATCATTTGATAGATATCGAAAAGCAAACCGTGATGATATCTTGATGGCTCATCAAGTTCCATATTCAAAGGTTGGCGGTGGTGCAGGAATTTCTATCGCATCAGCATTGGTGGCAGATAGAACATTTAAGGAGCAGGTTGCAAGACCAGCACAAAGAAATCTGGAAAAAACTATTAACAAGATTGTTAAAGAAAAGACAGATATGCTTTCCCTTAAATTTAACGAACTAACATTGACAGATGAGCAAACTCAAAGTCAAATAGATGAGAGATACTTGCGTATGCAGGTTCTTGTCCCAAATGAAGTTCGTGAAAGATTGAACTACCCAGTAAGACCAGGCGGATCTGAACCTATAGTATTAGGGGCACAAGCAAGGGCTGAACAGGTAGCACAATCAACTGGAAATAGAAATAGGGACCAAGAGAGAACTAACAATGCGTCTGACTCAGCCTCAACCACTACTGGGAGAAATCCACAGGGTGAAGGTCGATCTCAACAATAATTTGTTATAATATTATAAAGTACCTATAAACACTTATTATAATAGAGGTAGCATGACTAATTTATCCAAAGCATTTTGGCACTCAGAAGAAAATAACATTAAGTTATCGATGCCAATTGCAAAAATCGACAAAGAGAAACGTACCGTTTCTGGGTTTGCTACATTGGACAATATTGACAAGCAGTCAGACATTGTTCCAACAGATGTAAGTGTAAAAGCCTTTGAGAGATTCAGAGGAAACCTTCGTGAAATGCACATGCCTATTGCAGTCGGCAGGGTAATGTCATTTAAATCAGACAAGTTTTATAATCAAGAAGAAGACAAATTTTATAATGGAGTTTTTGTAAATGCATATATTTCTAAAGGTGCTCAAGATACTTGGGAAAAGGTCCTTGATGGCACTCTTTCTGGCTTTTCTATTGGTGGTAGTATTAAAGAATCTGACCAGGTATACAATGCCGAGATGGATAAGTCAATTCGTGTTATTAAAGACTATGAACTCCACGAACTTTCGTTAGTAGACAATCCAGCCAATCAATTTGCAAATATTATTTCAATTGAAAAAATGGCTGATGGACAAAATAAATTTGATGGTATTATTAGTAAGGTAGATCTTGAAAATGTTTATTGGTGCGAATCTGATTCCATCGTTAGACTTTCTCAAGACGAAGATTCATGTTGCCCATCATGCGATAAAGGCATGATAAATATAGGCTTTGTTGAATCTAATGATACCGAAAAGAATTCTGTGGTAAAAGGATTAATTGAATCACAGAAAAATAGACTTGGTGATAAAGTAACCAAGGCTGAAAATCCTGATAAGGAGGGGAATATAATGGCAAAAGAAAATGTAGAACCAGCAATTGTTGCTGAAGAAAACATTGTAAAGTCTGAGGGAACTGAAGAAGCAGCCACTGTTGTAGAAACAGTATCTGCTGAAGAAACAGCACCTGTTGAAGTAGCACCTGCTGAAGAAGCAGTACCTGCTGAAGCAGCACCTGCTGAAGAAGCAGCACCTGCTGAAGAAGCAGCACCTGCTGAAGAAACAGAAGCCCCAGCACAAGATGCCGCCACTCCTGCTGAAGAAGCACCTGCTGATTTAGCAAAGGCTGTTGATACAGTACAAGAATCTATTGATGAGGTTCAAAATACAGTTGCTTCAGCACTTGGAGACTTGGTGGCAACCGTAAAGTCACTAAATGACAAAATGGCAGAACTACAAAAGAGCATTGCTTCCGCACAAGAGGAAATTAAAGGAATTAAGGGCAATGTAGACGAGTTTGGAAAGCGTGTCGATGAATTAGAAGACGACACTGCTGTCCGTAAGTCTGGCGACCTAGGCGGGGTCGTTCAGGAAACACAAATAACAAGAAAATCGATGTGGGGCGGGCGTTTCCTCAATTCCGCTGACCTATATCGTTAACATTCACTGGGAGGTGAAATAATTATGGCAGAAGAAATTTTAGAAAAGGCTGCTGCTACAGGATCTATCGTTTCTGGTGGTATTGGAGGTGTAAGCACCCCAGCCGCAGGAGACCTTGGTGTTGCAGGAAGTTCCGCTAATGATGGCGGTATTCTTGCTCCTGAGCAATCACGCCAATTTATCGAATACATATTCGAACAACAAGTACTAGCAAGAGATGGACGCAGAGTAACAATGCGTACAAACGCTGCAGAACTTGAAAAACTTAACGTTGGAGAACGTGTAATCCGTGCCGCTGCACAAGCAGATGCAACTTACACAAACGCTGGTGTTACTTTCACAAAGGTAGAAATCTCTACAAAGAAGATTCGTCTTGACTGGGAAGTATCAACCGAAGCAATCGAAGACAACTTGGAAGGTGCAGGATTAGAAGACCACTTGGTCCGTACAATGACTCGTGCTTTCGCAAACGATCTCGAAGATCTCGCAATCAACGGAGTAGGTTCTGGTTCAAATGCATTCTTGAACATCATGGAAGGTTTTGTTGCAAAAGAAAACACTTCTACAAACACTGCAACATTCGGTACAGATATCGAAGACTTACAAGCACTTGTGCTTGCAATGCCTCGTAAATATCGTGCTTCACGTTCAGCAATGAAGTTCTATGCAGACACAGAAACAGTATCAAACATTATCAACGGCCTTGGCTCTTCAGGTAACCTGAACAGCGAAAGAATCGTTGAAAGAGTTGTTGCTGGTCAAGAACCACAAATCCTCGGTGCTCCATTGCAGTACCGTGTACTAGGTCTTCCTTTATTGGAAGTTCCTTTGATGCCTGCAAACCGTGTATCTCTAACATTCCCTGAAAATCGTATTTGGGGTTTCCAAAGAGATGTCACAGTTCATCGTGAATTCCAACCTAAGAAAGACACAGTAGAATATACTGTATTCTTACGTTTCGGCGTTCAAATCGAAGAAACCAGTGCTATCGCAGTTGCACAAGGATAATATCCTTAACAACTAATTATAGAGGGGAGCAGAAATGTTCCCCTCTTATTTATTTATAAATGATATAATAATTTAGAGGTGCATTGATGGAACTTTTAAGATTAAATAACACAACTAGTTTATCTGCATCCTTTTCTGGATTAACAGCAAGTTCTTCATATACTATAGAATTAGATGATTTAATAATAGGAACTTCATATTCAGCAAGTGCAACAGCAAATGGATCTGGAGTTGTGTCATTCGTAATGCCAAATCATTACTTAACTTACACTGGATCTCTTTCAGCATCAGTAAAAGATCAAAACGATGATTTAGTAAATATTACAAATATAGATATAGTAAGACCATATTCAAATCCAAATACTATTGCTACTGCTTTATCAATAAAGGTATCAGAAGCAACCGAATATGAAAGACTAGCAAGATACATTATAGATTCACACACAGGTGGATTTTCTTTTATTAGAAAAGAAAAAGAATTTATTGGAGATGGATCAGATCAACTTTTGATTGATGAGAATATACATAAACTATATAAGTTATATGAAAATGGGGAATTGATGTATGACTCTACCTCAGAAAATAATGAATCAGATTATAAAATTCATAGACAATTAAATGCAATAGTACTTGATATTCCAGAAGGAAATAGAGTAGACTACCCTAAAATCTGGAGAGATAGATTCTTAGATATAGACTTTTTCAATGGATACGAATATGTTGTAGACGGAGATTTTGGTTGGAAGGTTATTCCTCAAGATATTCAAGATGCCTCAGAACTACTAGTTCAAGACATAGCAAACGATAGTTTAAGATATGTTAACAGATATATTGAATCATTTGATAATGATGACTTTAAGATTAAATTTTCTAAAAATTGGACTTCAAGCACAGGCAACCGTGTCGTAGATAGAATCCTGGAGAGATATCAAAAACCTATTCTTCCTGGGGTGTTCTAATTGTTTTTAAAAAATAGTTCTAAACTAGATAGCATATATTATCCAATGTCAGCAGACATATATTATGCAGAAAGCAAGCAAAATGCTATCGGGGTAATTGAAAAATCCTGGGTATACGATAGAACAATTAAATGCTCAATCATATCTGCTATGTCAGATAAAACACTTACTGGAGAACTAAAGTCAAATAACTCCCTAGTTCAATTTACCTCAAATATGCTATTAAGAACAAACGACAATGTTCAATCAAAAAAGAATGGAACATTCTATCCTATTACCGAAATATTGATTACTAACATAAAAGACTCTAATGGAAAGGTTGTTACTAAAGATGTTAAAGATAAAAATGTTCAATATGAAATAAAGACCTTTGTTGCTTCCTATGGAGATACCCACGAAATAAAATTTTATAGAGGCTATATTGAAAGATCTCCAAAACAAAATGAGGTAACCTACTAATGACTACTTATGATACAAATGCCACCGCAGCAGCGATAGATTCTCCTACCCTGACAATTTGTAAGTTTTTTTGGGACAAGGCTAAAACAGAATATCCAGAATTACAAAATCAAGAAAACAATTCTGAGCCACCATACAATATCATCCCTATCTTTCCTATATCTGTAGCAAAAAATACTAGCAATTTTTCATGGGATACAAACAATGTATTAATTACATATGATGACTTTATTAAACAAAGAACTGGTTCTATGAAATACTTTTATCCTATAAAGAGTATGCAGGCTTTAATCAAGGTTACTGCCCCAACAATAGTAGGATCTTTAAACCTAAGAACATTAATGTATGACTTACTAGATAGAGAAGATGTAGCGGCAGATGAAATAAACCAGTACGCTCAACAATTGTACGGGGTAAACAATAAATTTTTCCTACATTGTATAAACCTATATCAAGTAACATACATGGAAGATGCTACAAACTTAGATGTCCAAAGAAGCGTTTTTAGCACAGATTTTGTTATAAAGTACGATTTTCACAAGGTAGTCCCAGATAGTCTTACATAAAAATAAGATATATAATTGTATTGAGGAACGCCCCCACTTTTAAAAAAAGAGGAGGAAAAAAAATATGGCATATACTCGTGGAGATTCTAAAAAAATCATCGTAGGTGCAGCAGCATTATTCGTTGCAGACGACTCACTAGAATACTTTGCACCAGTTAATGGATACAGATTCTCATCTGCATCAACTACTGGTGTTCCAGCATTCTCAGGAGCAACAGACTTCAAAACAGTAATGAGTGCTTGTTCAGCATTTACAAATGTTGGATACACCATGAATGGTTTGGAATTACAATTCCAACCAGACTTTGGCGAAGTTCAAGTAGATCAATTACTAGACGTTGCACGTCTGTACAAGCAAGGAATGTCCGTAAGTTTAGTAACAGCATTTGCTGAAGCAACTTTGGACAACCTAGTTACTGCAATTGCAGCAGACGATGCAGACCTAACAACTGATGGAACAGTCGATACACTAGAAATCCTTTCTGGAGATATCGGAGATGTTCCAGTTGAACGTGCTCTCGTTGCAGTTGGTCCAGGCACTGGTGACCCACAAATCACTAAAGAACGTGTCTACGTTGCTAACCGTGCGTTATCAATTGAAAACGTAACAGTTTCAGCAAAGCGTGATGAACCATCAATGTTCGAAGTAACATTCCGTTTACTTTCAGCATCAAATGGATCATATGGAAAGATTGTAGATCGTACAATCTAAACCAAAGCATAAACACTTGACCCACTCTCGTTTGAGGGTGGGTTTTGTGCTATAATTTTTATTAGAGTCTTAAGGAGGCTTTTGATGGCAACAAGTGTTTATGAGATAGTAAATATAGAGTTATTGGATGGAACAAAACTAAGTTTACGTCCTTTAAAGATTTCGATTCTTCGTGAATTTATGAAGACATTTGAAAAAATTAGTGACGTAGCAGAAGATAATGTTAAATCAATGGACGTATTATTAGAATGCGTACAGGTGGCAATGAAGCAATACAAACCAGAACTTTCAGAAGATAAGGAAAAGTTAGAAGATGTAATTGATCTACCATCAATTTATAAAATAATTGAAGTAGCATCTGGAATTACCTTTAACGGTGACTCCCCAAACCTTCTAACGGCAGGTCCTGGAAAGATTTAGAACTTGCCGAGGTAGAGTCAGAGATATTCTTACTAGGAAACTGGAAAGACTATCAAGACTTAGAAGAGTCTCTATCAATGCCAGAATTATTTGAGGTACTTAGATCAAAAAGAAAATCTGAGTATGAAGATAAAAAATTCTTAGCAGCGATGCAAGGTGTAGACCTTGATAAGAATTCTTCTAAGGGTCAAGAAGAGTGGGAAAGAATAAAGGCTAAAGCGTTTAGCAAAGGCAAGACGTCTGACCCAGAAGACATCGTTTCATTACAAGGGCACTCAGCAAAGCGTGCTGGTTTTGGAATAGGTGAAGGTCTTGACTATGAGGAGGTATAAAATAAATGGCTGATGTAAACGCCAATATACATATTAATGCCGATGTTGTTCAGGCTAAAAATGCTATTAAAGGTTTAACCCAACAATTAAATGCTTTTAATGCTGCTGCAAATTTATCAAACAGAAGACAACTTTCTGGTATAAAAAATATTGCAAACGATTTGCAGGCTGCAGCATCACAAACAAAACTTTTTTCAGCAGAATTTGAAAAAGTTAGAACTAGTGCTTCTATTTTAGACAAAACCCTACAAAGAGGAAGAGGAACTTTATCTCAATACTTTGATGCAAAATTTGTAAAAAATGGAACTAGTGCGGGTAGAGTTTTAGATTTAGCAAACGAAAGAGCAAGGGTCCTATCTAGTAGTTTGGTTACTGCTGGAAAATCAAGCAAAGGCTTTCAAGAATCATTAAGAATTAGTAACGTAACCGCATTCAATGATCAAATTCAAATTGCTGCACAAAGACAACAACTTTTAAGTAATTTATTTAGACAAGGAACAACGCAACTAGTAAATTTTGGTAAAAACACCCAGTGGGCTGGAAGACAGTTAATGGTTGGATTTACTGTTCCTTTAGTAATACTGGGAAGCACTGCTTCAAAAGTTTTTATAGAACTAGAACAACAGTTAGTATATTTTAAAAGAGTATACGGAGATGTTTTTACAACAACAGCAGAAACTCAAAAAAACTTAGATTCAGTAATGGAATTAGCACAAGGATTTACAAAATATGGTATAGCAGTAAAAGATACTATTGCATTGGCTGGACAAGTAGCAGCAGCGGGTAGACAAGATGTTGAATTAAGAGATGCAGTAATTCAAGCAACAAGGTTAGCAACTCTTGGTCAAATGGAACAAAATACAGCATTGAAAGCAACCATTGCTTTACAAAGTGCTTTTAGAATTAGTGGAAATGAACTTGCTTCAACAATAGATTTTTTAAACGCAGTAGAAAACCAAACAGTAGTAAGTTTAGAAGATATTTCTCAAGCCATACCTCGTGTTGCACCAGTTATTAAAGGACTTGGTGGAGATGTAAAAGATTTAACAGTATTTTTAGCAGCAATGCAAGAAGGCGGAGTATCTGCAGAACAAGGTGCTAACGCATTAAAGTCAGGATTGGCATCATTAGTTAATCCAACCAAAGCAGCGACTGAAACTTTAGGTTCATTTAATATAAACTTAGACTCTATTATTCAAAAAAATAGAGGCGATTTAATGGGCCTAGTTATGGATTTTGGAAAAGCGTTGCAAGGATTAGATCAATTTTCTAGACAGCAAGCATTAGAAAAAGTATTTGGAAAATATCAATACGCAAGATTAGGTGCATTGTTTGAAAACATTGGAAGAGAAGGTTCTCAAGCAGCACAGGTTATGAATCTTATGGGATATTCTACCGCTGAACTTGCAAATCTATCAGCACGAGAATTATCAAGAATTGAAGAGGCATATGGAACTAAATTAAAAGCCGCAATGGAAGAATTTAAATTATCAATAGCCCCTATTGGAGAAATGTTTGTTAGAATAGCAACTCCATTTGTAAAATTTGCAACAGCAGTTGCTAATGCATTTATGAATCTTCCAGATGGTATTAAAAAAATATTAGGATTGGGAACTATCATTGTAGGATTTATTGTTCCTACATTCTTAATGTTTAGTGGTTTACTATTTAACCTTATAGGACAACTTCTTAAATTTGGTCAAAATTTTGCATTAGTTGGAAAAGGAATGCTTACTGGGGGATTACCTCAAGCATTAAAACTTATTGGTCAATCAGCAAATTATGCAAGTTTAGAAGAATTAAAATCTGCTGACGCAGCAAAACAATTATCAATTTCTACAGATTCTGCTAACACCGCACTTAGAGCACAAGCAGGAATACTTCCTTCAGTTACAAGACAATTAAAATTGATGAATTCAGAGTTAGTTCTTGCTTTAGGTTATCAACAAAGACTTGCTTCATCTATAGGATCACAAATGAGGCCAGCACTAAACGCACAAAAAGCAGTAAGAACTAATCCTAAAAAAATGGCCAAGGGTGGAAAAGTTCCTGGATCTGGAAATGGAGATACTGTTCCAGCATTGCTAACTCCTGGAGAATTTGTTATTAATAAAGATGCTTCTCAAAAATATGCACCATTTTTACAAAGCATAAATAAAGGTGCGGTTGCACAATACGCAACTGGACTTAATGCATATGAACAAAAAGACATGAATCCAGGATATAGAATTACTCAAGATCCTTCTGGAAAAGTTAGATTTAGAAACGCTAGGGGTCAATTTGCTGCTGAAAACATAGCAGTAAAAGCAAACATAGTTGCTGCTAAAGCCGCAGAGTCTTATGCTATTCAAACAAATAAAGCAACAAATTCTATTGCTAAATTTGCAGGAAGAACATCTGTGGCGTCTGGTGCAATGGGAAGTGTTGCAATGATGGCCGCAGTTATGTCTGGTGGAGGAAATGAACTTGCAAATAAATTTATGTATGCTGGATTAGCAATAAGTATGGCTTCAAGTATGATTGTTGGAACAAAATCTTTAATAGCAGTAGCAGGAATAGCAGTTGTTGGATCACTTTATGCAGTACATAAATCAAACGAAGCACAGGTTAAAAAGGGTGTTGAATTAGGAAATGCCATGACCTTTACTGCAAAAACAATTAAAGAATTAGGTTCTTATTTTGGAACAAAAAGTAATTATGAAAAAATGGTAAAGAACATGGGTGAGGCAACTGCCCCTATGAGTAAAATGCTTACTGAAGGAAAAAACTTTTTAGAGTCAGAACAAGGAAAAGTCTTTGTTGATGAAGTTCAAAAAATTAGAAAAGATGCAAAAGGAAACTCTGCTAGAACAAGAGACTTGGTGGCAACAAAATTAGCACAAGCCGTTGCTAGTGGAATTATGACACAGGATCAAGCACAGTCAATTGCTTATGCCCTAGGAGAAAACTTAAAAGATATGGAACTTGGTGTTTCTATATATGCAAGAATGACTGGAATAGTTGGACCTAATGGAGAAAATCTATCTAAAGATCCTTTAGAAGTTGCACTTCAGTTAAATAGTAATGCGGAAAAGCAGGTAGCAATTGCACAAGATAGAGTTGATGAGTTGTCGACATCCCTTGGAAAAATTTCTGAATTTTGGTCTGGTCGTGCCGATGAAGCAAAACGTGCTATCGGAGAACTTACAGTGTTTAATCTTGCTTCTATTGAAGCACAAAAACAAAACCTTGCAACTGTAAGTTTACAATATGATGCCTTAATAAAAAAAGCAAAAGATGCAAAAGATTTTTCTAGAGCAGCAGAATTAGAACAAGCAAAAGCAAGTAAAACATCTATACTTGAACAAAAGTTAGAACAGCAAAGAATGAAATTTGCACAAGATTACGCTCCAGCAACTGGAAGTTATTCAGATAGACAAAAAACTCAAACAGAAGATCAAATAAAAAGCATTCAAGAACAAATTGAAAGACAAAAAATAGTAATGGAAAGAAATCAGGGTGGTACTGGAAATTCTGGAACTATGTTTAGAAATGCTGAAAGAGACATTAAAAGATTAAATGAGCAATTGATAACATTGCAATCTAGATTAAAAAACAATGTAGCAGACATAGAACAGTTTAACCGTGTACAGCAAAATTCTTTTGAAGCATTAGGAGTGCAAATTACTTCTTTATATGGAGACAATCCATATGTTAAAGCATTTTTAGAAGCAACAAAAAAGGGAACTGCTGCAAATGCAAACCTTAGAATATCTGTAGCAACTGGTGCAATAGATCCAGGAATTGCAGGAATTTTAGCACAAGAAATGAGGGGTACTGCAGGAGGACAAGTTATTTATGATAGGATATTTAATCTTGATTTTGCATTGCTTGGTGAAAAAACTGCTTTAGAAATTGGTCAAACATTTTTAAGTATGGATGAAACACAACAAAAAACATTTAAACTTGTATATGAAGAAATAGGTGCTACCGAAGTAAAAAGATTAATACCTTTACTAAGTCAAGTACAAAACATACCTAGTTTAATAAGTGTAGTTCTTGATATTAATACTGTAGGTATGACTGATGAAGAATTAAAAAATTATAAGTTAGGGCTAGAGGCTATAAACACATTTCCAGACGTTATAGGTAAAGAAGTTGTGGTTGAAGGAATTGATAAAACAGATATTTTACAAATTACCGCACTAGAGAAAAAATTAAAATCACTTGGTTCTCTAGATGAGCAGTATAGTTTTATGGTAAATTCTGGAGTTATTGGTCAAGAAGATTTGGCAAATTTTGCAATACTGTGGTCAAAAATATCTGGAGACCCAACAAAGGTTGCTAATTTTATAGCAACTTTTTCAACAGCATCAACAGAACTTGATGACATAGAATCAGGAATAAAAGCACTTGAAGTGGGCGGAATTAAAGATTATGAGGCAATGCAGTACAATAAATTAAAAGATCAAGCAGCAGATATTAGAAAAAGTTTGATACCTGCTGGAAATGTTATATCAGACACAACTATTCCAAAAGGTGACGATGAGGAACAACAAAGATCTGTAAGTGCACTTGAATATTTAAAAGCATTGCTAGAACTTAAGATGAAAGGATTAGACCCAGCAGCAGCCGCACAACTAGATCAATTAGAGGCAGTTCAATTAAGTGAGCAAGCAATTGGAAAACAAATAAAATCAATTAAGGCACTTAATGAAGAACAAAGAATTGCTGCAATGACTACTGAAACATTAAAAGATGAAAATCAAAGATTAGCAGATACACTTAATATATCTTCGTCACTTATTGAATCACAAATTAAACAATTAGAAAGAAATAATATTAAACCAATTCAAGATAAAATTAATGATTATGAAAAGTCTTTAAAGAAAATAAGTGATAAAGAAAGTGTTATTAATAAAAGATATGAAGATAGGGTAAAAGTTCTTGATGAAGTTCAAAGAGTAAATGCAAGAGTTGCACAACAACAAAAAAATCAAGTAGATTTAGCAGGTGCTTTAACATCTGGAGACTTTGGTGCAGCCGCAAAGGCAGCAGCAGAGATGACTTCAACAGCAGCGGGGTATCAATTAGAAGATGCAAAACTAGCATTAGAAGAACAACAGCAAATAGACATTAACAATATTACAGAAGAAATAAATGGAAAATTAATGACAAGAGTTCAAATACAAGATCAAATAAATGCACAACAAGAAAAACTTGTAGAACTTGAAAAAGAAAAAACCGCATTGGCAGAAAAACAATTTAAAATTCAAACACTGTCTCAATTAATGTCCGTTGTTGGCCAGATAAGAAATAGTGCCAATAGAACTCAAAGAGATATGCTATTAACTCAAGCACAATCAATGGGCACAACACTTGGCGTATCTAACATACAAGGTGCTGGAGCATTTAGTGGATTATCTAAAGAATTGGGTATTGACCTTTCAACAATTTCAGTTGAAATAACATCAGCAGTTCAAACATCTCAAAAATCAATACAAGAATTAGCAGGCCATACACAATCAGTTGGTAATTCTTTCAAACTATCTGCAGCATTGTTTAAAAAAGCAGAAACTGAAGCATCTAACTCTTTATCATTTATGAGTGGCATATCTTCATTATGGGGAGATAGAAAAACAGGCCTTGTAGCAGCAGGTGCAGATATATATGCAAGTTTTAAATCTGCAAAAGATGCTATTGCAACTGGTATTTCTAATATAGAAAATGCAAAAAATAATGCACTTAAGGTAATTGACCGAGCAAAGGTTCCAACTAGAAATGCAATGTATGGTGGCATTATGAAATATATGATGGGTGGAATGGTAAATTATAAAGGGTCTAAAGAGCAAGCACCAGGAATGAACTATGGTGGAAAGATGAAGAAGTACGCAGTTGGCTCTATGGTGCCTGGAGTAGGCATTACAGACAAGGTACCAGCACTTTTAACACCAGGTGAGTTCGTAGTAAGGAAGTCTGTTACACAGGCTAATTTGCCTCTTCTAGAGGCTTTAAATGGAAATGTATTTCCAAATATGAATTCTGGTGATATGGATGCATCTCCAGTATTAGCCACATCAAACGTTTCAAATATAAGTGCACCAATGTATAATTATAGTGTCAATGTAAATGTTGCAGATACTAATTCTTCTGCAAATGAAATAGCAAATGTGGTTATTAATAAAATTAAAATGACCCAAGATAGAGGCGTAAGGGGAAATAGATACTAATGGCAACAAGTGTATATATGCAAAATAGATGGGCTTATAGTAGACCCCAGGCTATTGCGTGGTCAAACAATAGTGGAAGTGTTAGTGGTGGAATCGTAGTTCCACAGGGTAATGAATTTGAAGATTTTATTATATTGTCAGATCATAATCGTAGAGAAATATCAATGTCTCAAAATAGAATTGAAAATAGAAAAAGAATGATTAATGGAAATATGCGTTCATATCATATAGCAGATAAACTTGCTATTTCTTGGGATTGGGAAATGCTTCCATCTAGATCATATAGTGGTAATCCAAATTATAATGCTTATGGAAATCCAGCATCTGGTTTAACTGAATATACCGCTGACGGTGGTGCAGGAGGTGTAGATATAGTAAAGTGGTATGAAGAGCATCCTGGGTCATTCTATATGTTTATGGCATACGATAGACATGATAAGTTTGATGGACAAAATGATGAGTATGATCATCTTAATCAATACAATGATATTGTTGAAGTTTATTTTTCTTCATTTAATTTTAATATAGTAAAACGTGGTGGATCTAATTTTGATTTTTGGAATATCTCAGTAGAACTTGAGGAAGTATAATGTTTGTTGATGAAAACTTATTAGAGCATATACAAACTACCAATACTTTAAAATCAGAATCTTTTGTTGTTGCAGAATGGAATTTGAATAGTTTTGATAATATTTTAAACTATGGAAACTATAGATATAGACCTAATGATGCTGCATCTTCTATTTATTTTAATTTACCCAATTCATATGATCCCCTTGATTTAGGAAATTATTATACAGATGCATTAATTTCTAATATTGATTCAGAGACTTTGATTGATGATGACCAAGCATCATTGCTTTTTAGTACCGAAGAAATTGATAGACAACTATATTATGATTTAAAAGAATGCTTTAATTCATTCAGACCAAGATCTGGAATTAACAAACCTTTATTTTTTGAAACAGGAAAGTATATTGATAACATAAAATCTGCCAGAAGACCAAGATATTACATGGCATCAAGAAATGATTATTTTAAATATTGGAATTCGTTTAGAACAGAAGAAGGTGTAGAGCGAGGTAGGTCTGATAGAACAGACTCAAATGAAACTGGATATAAAATATCAGATGCTTGTCCTTTTGTTGTTTATAAAGACTCTGTTCCAAGTAATAGAATTGTTGTAAAAATACAAACAAACTTAGCAGAATCTCAAGGGGAAGTAATAAGAGATGTAAATAATAATGTTATTGACGATCCACTA